TGGAGGCGTTGGAGACGGTATTCATGCCGCACCATCCTGCAGTCATCTCCCTACGCGCCGCGCTGGAGCAGCCGGAGCAGGAGCCGGTGGCGTGGATGGTTTACACGCAGGATGGGAAGTCTGTGTGCGTGACCGACAACCCTGCTGACTTCATTGAGTGGCGCTCGTTTCCCCTCTACACCCACCCACCCCGCCGCGAGTGGCGAGGGCTGAGCAAGGATGAATCGCTGAAGATGTGGGGCATGCGCAGCGACGGCCCCAGCAACCTTGAAATTATCGGCTTTGCCCGCGCCATTGAGGCCGCTTTAAGGAGCAAGAACTATGAGTGACCTGCGAGACGCTGCGCGTCAGGCGCTGGAGGCTTTAGAGTTCATGGCAGACGAATGGGGCTTTACGCAAAAGGCAAACAGACCTGAACGATGGCAAGCAATTGACTCCCTCCGCGCCGCGTTGGAGCAGCCCGAACGCACTCTCACCGACGAGGTCATCGCTGACCTGTGGCATGCCAACGGTGGGTTCCATCATCACTTCGCTCGGGCGGTAGAGCGGTATCTGAAGGGGGAGAAATGAAATGTCCGACATGCAATGCCTGGACGGAGGTGGTATCCACGCGCAGTGTTTGGAGGCGCAGGCAGTGTGCGAACGGTCACCGTTTCAACACCGTCGAAACCCTGACAAAACTTGGCCCTTCCTCTTTTCATACAAAGAAGACAAAGTCTTCGTCAACCGAGCCAGACGAACAACCAAAGCGGACGCCACGAGAATGGTAGAAGACGCACTGTTTTAAGCGGGCATTGCATAGCTGCGGAAGCGGTTCTATCCTCACAGATGTGAAGCCGACACAAGACGCGGGCAACCGCGTCGCTCCGCGCAGTACACGCTGCCCGCTACATACTTTTGTGGCGTGTGCTGCCCCTCCGAAACCCAGAACCGAGGGGGCTGGGAATCTGTGTATCCCCCTCAACCCCCAACAACTAACCACACCCCAACATCATGCACAAACTCATGACCGAAGCAGACCTACAGATGCTGCAGGCCAAAGCGGTGGCGAATGCCACACAAGTGGGCGGCGCTCACTACAAACAGCACACCTACGAAACGTGGGATGTCATCCTCGACTGGCAGCTAGGGTATCTAGACGGCAACGCTGTCAAGTACCTATCCCGCTGGCGCTCAAAGGGCGGCGTGCAAGACCTGAAGAAGGCGGCACACTACATCCAGAAACTCATTGAAGTGGAGGAATTCAACGATGGCAACCCCGGAAAATAAAGTCAAAGCTAAGTGCGTTGACATCATCAAGAAGTACAAAGGCTATTACTTCTTCCCTGCACAGAATGGCTACGGTCGAGCAGGCATACCAGACATCATCGTGTGCTACCGAGGCATGTTCCTGGGTGTAGAATGCAAGGCTGGATTCAATAAGCCCACTGCTCTACAAGAGCGTGAGATGGCAGACATCCACCGTGCCGGTGGGTCCGCGATGGTGGTGCGCGAAGACACTACTGAACTGCTAGAAGAGTGGTTCCATGAGAGATCACAATGGACATCCTGACGTTGGATTTCGAGACCTATTACGACAAGGATTTCAGTCTCAGCAAGCTGACGATGGAGCACTACATCCGCGACCCGCGCTTCGAAGTCATCATGCTCGGGATTCGCTGGCCGGATGGCACCAAGGAGATCGTCACCGGCAGCCACGAGGAGGTGCAGTACCGGCTCGATGGCATCGAGTGGGGTAAGTACGCGGTGCTGTGCCACAACACGCTCTTCGATGCTGCCATCCTGTCATGGAGGTTTGGGGTCAATCCCGCTGCGTGGCTGGACACCCTGTCGATGGCACGTGCCATGTTCGGTATGAAGGGCAACTCGCTGGCCCTGCTTGCCAAGCGGTACGGGCTGGAGGACAAGGGCACTGCCGTGCAGAACGCGATGGGCAAACGTCGCTGTGACTTCACGCCGCAAGAGTTCAAGGAGTACGCTGACTACTGCCTGCACGACGTGCAGCTATGCCATGAACTGTTCTTCCTGATGTCCAACGGGTGGTACAAGCCCGAGACGTTCGACCATCGAGACCCCTACCCCCGCAAGGAACTGGAGTTGATCGACCGGCTCATCAGGATGTACACCGAGCCCACGCTGCGCTTGAACGCGCAGAAGCTGGAGGAGCACCTTGCCGATGTGGTGCGGCGCAAGGATGAACTGCTGACCAAGGCGGGTATCGCCAAGGAAGACCTGATGTCCAACCCGAAGTTCGCTTTGGTGCTGGAGTCGTTCGGTGTGTCCCCGCCGATGAAGATCAGTGCCACGACAGGCAAGCAAGCGTTCGCTTTCGCCAAGACCGACCCGGGTATGAAGGCCCTGCTGGAGCACCCTGACGACCGAGTGCAGGCTGTGGTGGCTGCCCGGATGGGGGTCAAGAGCACCCTGGAGGAGACGCGCACGCAGCGGTTCATCGACATGGCGCAGCGCAACCCGCTGTTCCCGGTGCCTCTGAGATATTCTGCTGCGAGAACGCACCGCTTGGGTGGCACTGATGGTATAAACCTGCAGAACCTACCGGCCCGTGGGGCACAAGCCAACAAGCTCAAGAAGTGCATCGAGGCACCTCCGGGCCATGTGATCATCGACTGCGACTCGTCCAACATCGAGGCGCGGATGCTTGCGTGGCTGGCGGGGCAGGATGACCTCGTGCAAGACTTCGCCAACGGCGTGGATGTGTACTGCAAGATGGCGAGTAAGATCTTCGGTAGGCCGATAACGAAGGCGGATAAGGTAGAGCGGTTCGTAGGCAAGACGGTAGTTTTAGGTTGCGGCTACCAAACGGGGGCGATGAAACTTCAGATCACACTGAAGGCGTCCGAGATGAACATGGACTTGGAATTGAGCGAGTGCAAGAACATCATCGACACGTACCGTAACTCAGTGCCTGCCATCACGAGACTATGGAGGACGGGGGATAGCGCGATTGAAGCTATGCACAGGAATACGTCCATGTGGTTCGGGCGTGAAGGTGTTGCACTGGTCGAGGGTAACAAAGGCATCAAGCTACCCAGCGGACTGTACATCAGCTACCCGCAGCTACACCGTGCGGTGAAGAGCAAGAACGGCATGGCGTTTGAAGCATGGCAGTACAAAGACGAAACCGGACTGGTGGATATATACGGAGGAAAAAGTGTTGAAAATCTGGTGCAGGCGCTGGCGCGTATCATTGTGATGCAGCAGCTACTAAAGATCTCTAAGAAGCTGCACGTGGTGTTGACTGTTCATGATGCGGTGGCTGCGATAGTTCCGGTAGGCGACGTGTCCAAGGCTATAAGGTACGACGAAGAGAAACGGTGCTACGTACCTGTTTCTGAAGAGGCGAAGGGCGCTGTTGCATACGTTGAGGAATGTATGCGTTGGGTTCCGAAGTGGGCAGCGGGCTGCCCTATCAACTGTGAAAGTGGGATTGGAAGGACGTACGGTGATTGCTGAAGTTATTGACTACGCTTACCCCTGCATGATGGCAGAGAAGGCACTGAAGGAACTGCATCAAGCGATGCTGAATAACGACTACGACGCTGCGCTTGAGCATGCGTTGACTGCGATGGCAGAGACCAAGCTGGCCTACAACGCCATCCGGCACACCAAGGAATCGCAATGAGTCTGCCCGGTGCTTGGTCGTACAGTGGCCTGAAGAAGTTCAAGACGTGCCCGAAGCAGTTTGCCGAGGTCAAGGTCTACAAGAACTTCACCGAGCCGCCCTTCACTGAGGCCACACTGTACGGGACCAACTTCCACGAGGCGGCAGAACTCTACGTGCGCGATGGCACCCCGCTGTCTGAAGCGTTCGCATACGTCAAGCCGCATCTGGATGCCCTGCGGTCCATACCGGGGACCAAGCACTGCGAGTACAAGATGGGTCTGACCGAGGCTATGGAGCCTTGCGCGTTCGACGCCCCTGGGGTATGGTGCCGGGGTGTGGCAGACCTGCTCATCGTTAACGAGGAGAAGGGTGTCGCCCGGGTGGTGGACTACAAGACCGGCAAGTCAGCCAAGTACGCGGACACCGCGCAGTTGGAACTCATGGCGCTGATGGTCTTCAAGCACTTCCCCTCGGTGCACCGGGTCAAGGCAGGACTGCTCTTCGTGGTGGCGAACGACTTCAAGCGGGCCGAGTACGACAAGACTCAGGAGAAGAACTACTGGCGCACATGGATGCAGGACATCCACCGCCTGGAGACCGCGTACAAGACCGGGGTGTGGAACCCAAACCCGTCAGGACTGTGCCGTAAGCACTGCGTAGTTACATCCTGCCCACACAACGGAGTCAACAAATGAGCAAATGGGTGCAGTTAGAACTTGATTTTGGAGATCCATCATGCCCTACAAAGATCCCAACGATAGAGACCATCGTAAAGAGTACGCTGACTTCCTTGCAAACGGAGGCAGAGCAAAGCAGTCTGAGCGACAGCGTGCACGCCGAGCCTGGGACAAAGAACACGGTAAGGATTCTCGAAAGGGAAAAGCCCTTGATCACGTGAAGCCGATCAAGGACGGGGGCAAGAGCACCCCGGGTAACGTGAAGCTCAAGAGCTTCAGCGCAAACAGCGCAAAGAATTTCAAAGGTCCCCGCTCAGGCGGGCGTTGACGTGTAGCCCCGCTGGGGCTATGCTTGTTTCCCCCGGCTCGACCGGGACTCGTGGCTCGATGGGATCACCCTATCGAGCCGTTCTGCCATTCTCACTAGGAGATAAAAATGACACAGATGAAGAACGTCATGATAGACATTGAGACGCTGGGTACTCGTCCCGGAGATACGATCTTGTCGATCGGTGCTGTGAAATTCACAGCCGAAGAAGGTATCACTGAAGAGTTCTATGTGACCATCGACCCAGAGACCTGCAAGAATGCGGGTTTGCGTGCGCAGAAGAGCACGCTGGAGTGGTGGGAAAAGCAATCCCCCGAGGCCCGCGCCGCTGCGTTCAAAGGGGAACTGTCCCTCAACGTAGCACTCACCAAGCTGACGATGTGGATGCCCCCGCTGGACAGCGTGCTGGTGTGGGGTAACGGAGCGAACTTCGACAATACGCTGGTGGCTGCGGCGTACCGAGCCATGAAGATGGACGTGCCTTGGCACTACTGGAACGATAGGTGCTACCGCACCATCGCCAATATGTTCCTGAAGACCCGCGTGGAGCGAGTAGGCACCGGACACCATGCGCTTGACGACGCCAAGACACAGACCTTGCGCCTGCTGAAGATGCAAGAAGAAGCCAAGTTCACGCTGAAGTGAGGTAAGTCATGGCTACGCAAAAAGAACTCAAAGATATCTGTCATCTTATGTTTGAAATCTTGAGTGACAGTGACCTAACAAACTCAGAAGCACTGGAGATAGCACTCAACTTTTACGGGACAGTCTGCGTTCAAACTGATGTAACTGTTCATGATGCTGTAGGTGGGGTCATGACCTTCTACAAAAAACAACATGCAAATAGTTGAAGACAAAGCTCTGCTGCTCAAGCTCAAGCACCCCGAGCGGGTGCTGAACACCATCCCGAAAAGCAAACGCTTGGACGATGGGCAGGTGCTGGTGCGGTGGGGGCTTGAGGAAGCACAGGTGCTGAAGAACCTCGGTGTTCGGTCGGTGCCTTCTCCCATCGAGCGCAGGTACAAGTGGCCTGGGCTGTTCAAGCCCTTCGAACACCAGAAGGACACCGCATCGTTCCTTACCCTGCACCGCAGGGCGTTCTGCTTCAACGACCCGGGCACGGGCAAGACTGCATCCTTCGCCTGGGCTGCTGACTACCTGCTGGACAAAAAGTACATCAGCCGTGTGCTGGTGATCTGCCCGCTGTCAATCATGAACTCGGCGTGGAGAGCAGACCTGTTCAAGACGCTGATGCACCGCAGGGTGGATGTGGCCCACGGCAGTCGGGACAAGCGGGTCAAGGTGATCAAGTCCGACGCTGAGTTTGTCATCATCAACTTCGATGGTGTGGAGACGGTGCTCGATGAACTCAGAGCAGGTGGGTTTGACCTTGTGATTATTGATGAAGCAAATGCGGTGAAGACCGCTACGACGAAAAGATGGAAAGCAATCAACTCATTACTAACTCCCAACACATGGCTGTGGATGGCAACGGGGACACCAGCATCTCAGGCCCCGACAGACGCATACGGTTTGGCCCGTATGTTGAACCCTTCCTCCGTGCCTCCGTACTTCTATTCCTTCAGGGATACAGTCATGTACAAGGCAACGCAATTCAAATGGACCGCAAAGAAAAACGCAGCAGAGATCGTCAACAAGGTGCTGCAACCCGCCATACGTTACACCAAGGATGAGTGCCTGGACCTGCCTGAGCTTCTGTACACGACACGTGAGGTAGACCTGACCCCGCAGCAGTCGAAGTATTACAAGATGCTCAAGGATCAGTTCATCATGGCAGCGGCAGGGGAGACAGTCACCTCAGTCAACGCAGCGACCAACCTGAATAAACTTCTTCAAGTGGCAAGCGGTGCGGTTTATACGGACGATGGCAACACCGTCGAGTTCGACATCACGAACCGGTACAACGTGCTGGTAGAAGCTATCGATGAGAGCACCCACAAGGTGCTGGTCTTCGTCCCGTTCCGCCATGCCATCGAGGTTCTGCGCGACAGGCTGCGCAAGGATGGGTACGCAGTGGAGGTGATTCACGGGGGCGTCTCAGTGACCCGCCGCACAGAGATCTTCCAAGCGTTTCAGACCGAGCCCGAGCCGCGCATCCTCCTCATACAGCCTGCGGCTGCATCGCATGGCGTCACCCTGCACGCTGCCAACACAGTGGTGTGGTGGGGTCCTGTCACTTCGAACGAGATCTGGCACCAAGCCAATGCACGGGTGCACCGTGCAGGCCAGAAGAACCCCTGCCTCGTGGTCAGGCTTTGCGGCTGCAACGTCGAGCGCAAGCTCTACGCGGCTCTGGACCTGAAGACCGAGGACATGGACTCCCTTCTCAATTTGTACAAGGAGGAGCTTGACGTTTGAAAAGTTGCGAAGTAAACTCTGGTTTCCCTCACTAGGAGCACAACATGGACGAGCAAGAAGAACTGCCGCCAACCAAAACTCTGGTCAAGGCGTACATCAAGATGCGCGATGCCCGAGCGGCGTTGAGCGCAGAGTTTGAGGCGAAGGATAAGGACCTCAAAGAACAAATGAGGGTGGTTGAAAACTACCTGCAAGAAGCCTGCAAACGTGCAGGCGGCAACGTCAGCATTCCCGGTGTTGGCGTAGTCATTCGCGGCGTGGATACACGCTACTGGACTTCTGACTGGGAGTCTATGCACAACTTCATCAAGGAGAACAACGCACTAGAACTGCTTGAACGACGCATAGCACAACGCGCTATGGGGGAATTCTTGAAAACCAATCCTGACAAAATGCCCAAGGGCATGAACGTCGAATCGAAGTACACAGTGACCGTAAGGAGGTCTTAAATCATGTCTGAACTCACACTTTTCCAATCTGGCAGCGCTCTTCCTGCGCATCTTCGTCGCGGTGAACTCAGCGGCCTGACCAAGTCCCTGATGGGTGGCGGCAGCAGCAAGCGCATCAGCGTTGAAGGCAGTGTCTTCCGTATGCTGGTCGGTGGTAAAGAGGTTGCGGTCAACGAAGACCGTGCCATGCAGATGATCATCGTCCGTGCTGCTGAAGCAAACGCCCGCACCTACTACGGTGGACAGTACGAGAAGGGCGTCAAGGCCCGCCCCAAGTGCTGGTCCGACGACAGCGTCAAGCCGCACGACAAGGTGCAGAACCCGCAGCACAAGTCCTGCACGGGCTGCCCGCAAGACATCAAGGGCTCGGGCCAAGGTGACTCCAAGGCGTGCCGTTACAGCCGTCGTCTGGCAGTGCTGCTGTCATCTGATATCCACGGTGACATCTACGCCATGAACATCAACGCATCCAGCCTGTTCGCGCAGGGTGAGGGGCGCAAGATGGGCCTGCAACAGTACGCACGGTTCCTTGGTGGTCACGGTATCGAGGTCAACGCAGTGGTGACTGAGATGCGCTTCGACACGAGCGGCCCGATGAAGCTGGTGTTCAGCGCTGTGCGTCCTCTGGAAGAGGATGAGTGGAAGCTGGTGCAGTCGCGCATGGACGAGCAGGCTGCGATCGACGCAGTGACCATGACCATCGCTGACATCGACGGTGTGGAAGAGGCTGCCCCTGCGGAGTCTCCTGTGTTCATCCAGCCACGCGCTGCGGCTCCAGCCCCTGCCGCTGAGTTCAAGGTGGACAAGCCCAAGAAGACCAACCCGGCTAAGGTTGAGGAAGTCGAAGAGCCCGTGGTCCGGGAGGCGAAGGCACCGGCACCGCCGAATGTCAAGTCCATCCTGTCCGACTGGGGTGATGACGCGGACGACTGAGTAGGGACGGGGGCTACGGCCCCCGCTTTGCCATATGACCTACTCCGCCAAGATCATTCGGCTGAACGCGGATGCGGACCCGACGCTGCTGGGTGTCCAACTCGGACGCCTGTGCATCTACCGTCAGCACCCTGTCTCACAAGTCTGCCAAGACCTCGACGTTTCCAAGGCTGCCGTCTATCGGTGGTTCTCGGGTAAACACGAGGTCGGAAAGCACTTGCGCGACAAGGTGCTGGCGTACTATCGTCGCCTCCTCCCTCCGGCCTGATCAGCCGTCCCTTCACCGCACCACGGTCCTGCACCTGTGGTCACCCCCTCGTCACCATGTCTCATCTTGGATTCTTAGAAGGCATTCTTCCAGAAGGAACACGGTACTCTCTCAGGCACATCAACAAAGCATCTAATTCAGCGTTCAATAAGTTCTACGACTCCGTCGCCAGCATGGCGGAGGCCGTGGCAAATCCGAAGGAAGGCTTTGACATTTACTACGTCACAGCAGGATTCGGAGCAGGACAGAGCGCAGTATCAGAGAACGCTGTAGCAAAGAGAGAACTGTACGTTGACATCGATTGTGGCCCGACGAAGTCATACGCCGACAAAACTGCGGGCATCGCTGCACTGAAAGATTTCTGTGTAGCCACAGAACTGCCAAGACCTACGATTGTGGATTCAGGCAATGGCCTGCATGCACATTGGATTTTCAAAGAAGCCGTGCCTGTGCACGAGTGGATCGGAGCAGCTAACGCGCTAAAAGCGCTGTGCAAAAACAAAGGGTTCGAAGTTGACAACGCATGTACCGCAGACATCGTGCGGGTGCTGCGCATACCGGGCACCGTTAATAGCAAGGGGGGCAACACAGTCGCTCTGTTAACCCCACTCAGGTACTACGATTTTGAGAAGCTGAAAGGCATCCTTGGCGGTGGCCCACCCGTCATGTCGTTTGAGAAAGCCAGGGAGCTTTCGAAGGGCGCATCGTCTAGCGTGACGAAGCATCTGGCAGCAAGTGATCCCAACAGGGTGAGCTTGTTTGAAACAATCTGGATGCGTTCTGTTGGAGGTACGGGCTGTGCTCAAATCAAAAATGCGATTGAGAATTCGGAGACACTTCCCGAGCCAACGTGGCGGGCAGTTCTATCTATCGCTTACCACTCAGAGGACAAAGACTGGGCAATACATAAGGTATCGGAAAATCATCCGAATTACTCTGCGCAAGAGACTGAACAAAAAGCTGCTGCGACAAAAGGTCCGTACACTTGCGAGACGTTCCAAGGTCTAGATACAGGGCACCTGTGCAAGGACTGCCCGCAAGCTAGCAAGATCAAGTCCCCGATCCAGTTGGGTGTGCAGATCAAGACAGCACCGGAAGGCCCAGCTAAGGTTGAGATTGCTGGCAGGAAGTTTGAGATTCCTGCCTTCGTGTGGCCCTACAAGCGTGGTGCAAACGGTGGGGTGTACTTAGAAACCACCTCTGACAACGGCACCAAAGATGAATTGATCTACCCGTATGACCTGTATGTGTACCGACGCATGCGGGACTCAGAGATGGGTGATGTGATCTGGATGCGGCACCATCTGCCAAACGATGGCGTGCGTGAGTTCATGGTCGCGCAGAGGGAAGTGGGCTCCATCGACAAGTTCCGGGACCGTCTCAACGAGCAGGGGGTCGCCGTATTCGGCCAAGCGCAACTGGTCAAGTTGCAGGGCTACGTAGCGAAGTCTATTCAGGATCTACAACATCGGGATAAGGCAGAAGAAATGTACGGCAGGTTCGGTTGGACGAAGAACAACACGTTCATCGTAGGTGATCGGGAGTACACCAAGAAGGGTGTGATCTATGCACCTGTGACTCGGAATCTGGAGAAGTACATACATTGGTTCTCTCCCAAGGGTTCCCTGGAAGAGTGGAAGCGCATCGCCGCTGCCTACGAAGACCCGAGGTTCGACCTGCACGCATTCGGTGTGCTGGCAGGGTTTGGCAGTGTCCTGATGAATCTGTCGCCTGAGAACGGCGCGGTGGTCAACTACTACTCCAAGCGCAGCGGCACGGGCAAGACCACCATCCTGCGGGTGGTCAACTCGATCTTCGGAGACCCCAAGGCGCTGATGAAGGATGCGCAGGACACGCAGTTGACCAAGGTGCACCGCATGGGTGTGCTGAACGGCATCGCCATGTGCCTTGACGAGATGACCAACACCAGCCCGCAGGAGATGTCTGGGCTGCTCTACGGTAGCACGCAGGGGCGGGCACGGGACCGTATGGAGGCAGGGCGCAACATGGAGCGCATCAACGACCTGATCTGGAAGCTGATTACCATCTGGTCGAGCAACACCAACATCGAAGACCGGCTGAGCATGATCAAGGTGGACCCGCAGGGGGAGATGGCTCGCGTCATCGAGTTCTACCTACAGACACCCGTACCCTCTGATGTGCTGGGGGCGCAGAAGTTGTTCAACGGTTTGAGTGATCACTATGGTCACGCAGGTGATGTGTTCTTGAAGTATGTGGTGCCCCACCTCGACGCAGTGCAGGGCATCTGGGAAGAGACGCGAGATGTTATCTACACGATGGGTAACTGGACGCAGACTGAACGGTATCGTCTTAATGCTGTGATCTGCGCTATTGCAGCGGGGGTAGTCACAAACACGCTGGGGCTGACCAACTACAACGTCAAGCGGATCATGCGTACTGTGCTTGACCACATCAAGAACACGGTAGAGCAGGCCAAGCAGCAGTCCACCAAGGCTACGGAAACCTTTGCCTCGTTCATCAACAAGAACGTCGGTAACATGCTGAGCATCGACTCCAGGCAGCGGGCGAATGGCTTGCAGAACGAAGCCTATGTGAAGCCCAAGGGGTCACTCATGATCCGCTACGAGCCTGATACGAAGGACCTGTACGTCGTGCAGAAGGACTTCAACAGGTGGTGTGCGGAGATCTACATCAACACACGGGAACTGCCCGACCTGTTCTTTGCAGAGACAGGGCATAGATTGGAAGTTATCAAGAAGCGTATGGGTGCTGGGTGGGACGCTGACTTTGGCGCAGTCAATGTCTACTGCATAAAGAATGCAGGGGCTGTGCTAGGATTTGCAGACCATGAGATGGTTACCGACAAGACCACTGAAGATTAAAGGGGCGGAGTTCAACGTGCCCTTTGGGCTCAACGTGAATCAGAGCTTCTTCATCCCGTCTCTGAAGCACAAGGAGACCTTCCACAAGGTGGCAGATTACTACTCACCCCACCTGTACAAACTGGTCTGGTCTGAGCGGATTGAGTCGGGGGTGCTTGGCATCCGCGTCTGGCGCGTTGCATAATGCCCCTGCCGGTCAACCGGCGTCTCCCCTAGTGAGTGTTGCCCCCGGGTGTGGCGTAAGCCCCCGGGGGATTTTTTCTCACCGACCCATCTGGATGTCCCGCGCCATCTTGCGCAGCATCTGCGCCTGCTGTGCCAGCTTGTTCTGCTCCACACGCAGTTCATCGATGCGCTTGCGCCGCTCCTCAGG